GCCGAGTTGGAGAATCGCATCATTGCGCGGATCAACGGCACCTATGTCCGCGCGGGGGAATGCCAACTCCGTGAACAATTGGTCCACGAAAGACTCGCCGCCATCGCGGAGGATCTGAAGAACAGAAGCGCCGCCGGCGATTAGATCGGCGGCGCGTTTCAGTGCGGGGCTGTTACTGCGCGACCTTGTAAGCACGGACCCCATCGGAGCGCTTGAAGGATTCGACGGTGAGGCCCATTTTCTTTCCAAGGCTGCTGGAGATGAAGCCGCGGACGCTATGCGCCTGCCAGTCGGTAGCGGACATGATGTCGGCGAGCGTGGCGCCGTCCGGGCGCTTCAGCATGTCGAGGACGATGGCCTTCTTGCTGCCATCGCGCGCCGTAGGCATGGCATCCTTGGCGGTGGCGGCTTTGGTCGCCTTCGCCTTCTTCGGCGCAACCGGGGCGGCCTGTGGCGCGGGGGTTGGCGTCAGGGCTTGGATGGCCTTCCAGATGCGCGCGACCGCCGTCTTGCGGTCGGTGAACTTCTTGACCGGCTTGAGGTCGCCGAAGGGCGGCGCGCCAGCGAAGGCGTTCCAGACTTCGACGAAGCGCGTAATGGGCCAGTCGGCGGAGAGCTTGGCGAACTCCTTTTCGCTGGTGAAACGATCTTGGCCTTCTGGAATCTGCTCGGCGGCGGCGAAGGCAGTGATGTTGTTGTCGGTGTCTATGGTGAAAGTCGTCATGGTGGTCTCCTGTTTCAGAATTCGATCTCGTCGGCGATCCGGCGCGCCTCGTCGTCAGTGAGGCGTTGCAAGCCTCCCTGCTTGATCCATGCGTCAACGGCATCCTGGACAGCGTTCCAGAAGTCCGTCTCGTTGTTGTCGAATGGGCGCTCAAACGCCCCGCCGTAGCCGTTGGCGTCCGTGTAGTCGTGCAGTTCGCTGAAGGAGGCGCAAGTGTTGGGGACGGTCCCGGCGGCGACGTCCGCGAGGATCTCGGCCTTGGCCCGTTCCACAACGCGGCGCAGTTCGTCGGCGCTGAAGTCCGGCGAGCGCCGGCTGCGGGTCTTCTCGATGCGCTCTTCTCCAGCCGGCTTCACCTCCGAGCGGAGGCGGGCGGCTGTGCGGATGCGGATCTCGCGGCCGGTGGCGAGGTTGGTGCCGTACCATCCGCCGCGTGGGTGTTCGCGCGTGATGCGAACCTTGGCCAGCGTGCCGCTGACCTTCACGATGTAGGTCGTGCCGATTTGTACGTTGTGTTTCTGCATGGTCAGTACTCCAGTCCTTTCTGGTCCACCGCGCTGCGGTCCCCCAGGCTGGCGAGGGCGTAGGCCAGTTCTTCGGTGACGCGGCCGAGGTCACCGGCGTACCCCCAGTTGGCGGGTTCCTGAGTCTGGTCTTTCTGGTGTTGCTCCAGGCGGCTGGCGATGCGCTTCAGCAGGTCCTGGCACTCGGCGTGGCGTTCGGCGTAGCAGGCGGCGGCGGTCTGTTTGGTGGTCTTGGTGGTGCGTGGCATCGAACCTATACATCACTTCAGTCGCGGCAAATAGCAACGCCGAAGTTCAGGTTTTCGATAGAAAGATTCACTTGGCGAACGTATGGCGATGATGGGCATTTCGCTTCGGGCATACGCGCGAATGCGCGGTTGCAGTCTGCCCGCCGTTCAGAAGGCCATCGCCAGCAAGCGCATCACGACGCTGCCTGACGGGAGCATCGATCCGGAGCGCGCCAACCAGGAATGGGCCAAGAACACCTTCGCCGGCCAGACGGTCAATCGAACGGCGGCCGCAGCACCGAAGGAGCGGGTTTCCCCGATGCCCGAACCGCCGGCAGCAACGGGCGATCCGGTCGCTCAATACCTGCGTGCCCGGGCGGTCAAAACAAGCTTCGAGGCGCGCACGGCGCAGTTGGAATATGAGGAGCGCGCCGGCAAGCTGATCCAGGCGGTGCGCGCCTCGGAGTATGCCGCGAGTTTCTCGGCTATCGTGAAAGACCACCTCCAGGCGCGTGCCGACCGCTTGGCGCCCATGCTGGCCGCCGTCAACGACGAGAAAGCCATCCATCGGCTACTGAAAAACGACGATGAGGCCGTGCTGCGCAAGGTGAGCAAAGCCATCGCTGACGCTGGTTTGTAACATGCATCCGTTCTCCATCCATGAGGTTGGCGCCGCGGCCATGCTGCCGCCGCGCGAGATTACCGTTTCGCAATGGGCGGATGAGAACCGCGTGCTGACGGGCGGCGCGGCGGCCGAGCGGGGCCAATGGCGCACGCGGCCTTACCAGCGGGAGCCGATGGACGTGCTCAGCCCCAGCCATCCATGTCGTCAGGTGGTCGTGCTATCGGGAGCCCAGATCCTCAAGACGGAGGTGCTCCTCAACTTCATCGGCTTCATCGCCGATGTGGATCCGGGACCGGTGCTGGTCGTCGAGCCGCGCACGGAGGATGCCAAGGCGCTCTCGAAGGATCGCGTGGCGCCGATGTTTCGCGCGACGCCCGCACTCCGTGGGAAGATCGCGCCCGTCAAGTCGCGCGATTCGAGCAACACCACGCTGCACAAGGTTCTCGCCAATGGCGCAGGGCAAATCACGCTGACCGGGGCGATCTCGCCCTCGGGCCTGGCCATGCGGCCGATCCGCTATGCGCTGCTGGATGAGGTGGACCGCTACCCGGCGAGTGCGGGCACGGAGGGCGACCCGGTGTCGCTGGCGATCCAGCGCACCGCGGAATTCGCCCACAACAAAAAGATCGTCATGGCATCCACGCCGACGATTAAGGGCGTCAGCCGCATCGAGTTGGCGTGGCGTGAGAGCGACCAGCGCGATTACTTCGTGCCCTGCCCGCAGTGCGGGTGCTTCCAGGTGCTCGCGTTCGGCGATGGCACGGGGCCTGGCGTCGTGTGGCCGGAGGGGAAGCCAGAAGATGCCGCGTATCGCTGCGCCGAGTGTCGCGAGCTGATTCCTCACCGCTTGAAGGCCGAGATGGTGGAACGCGGCGAGTACCGCGCGGCGAATCCGTCCTCGCGGATTCCCGGCTTTCGCGTCTCGCAGTTGATCTCGCCCAAAAAGTCCTGGGGCGAGATCGCGGTGGAATTCCTGGCGGCGAAGAAGTCGCCGGAGACACTCAAAGCATTTCTAAACACGGTGCTCGCTGAGTTGTGGGAAGAGACCCACGAAGTAGCGACGGATGCCCACGCGTTGTGGAATCGCTGCGAGCCATTCGAAGCCGAAGCGCTGGAAGGCGTGGCGCTGATCACGGCTGGCGTCGACGTGCAGGCAGACCGGTTGGAGATGGAGATCGCCGGGTGGGGACGCGATGAGGAATCGTGGTCGATTGCCTACCACGTGATTCCCGGCGATGTTACCCGTAACGAGGTGTGGGAGCACTTGGAGGGCCTTCTGCTCTCCGAGTACCTGCATGCATCCGGGTTGCCGATGCGGATCGTTGCGACGTGCATCGACTGCGGCTTCAAGGATGCCACCGTGCTGCACTTCACACGCGACCGTTACAACCGACGTGTTTATGCCACCAAGGGGCGCGCGGGCGAATCGCCGATCTGGCCGCGCACGCCAAGCCGGAAGAACCAGACGCCGTTCTTCATGATCGGTGTGGATGCGGCGAAGACGGCGATCTATGACCGGCTCAAGCTCCGGGATGTAGGGCCGGGCTATTGTCACTTCCCGATCGGGCGGGAACTCGAGTACTTCGAGCAGTTGACCGCCGAGAGGAAGTTCACGCGGTACCACAACGGGTTTCCCAAACAGGAATGGCGGAAGCCGGCCAACGCCCGCAACGAAGGCTTGGACGCGCGAGTGCTCGCGTACGCGGCGCTTCACGCTCTATACGCCAGCGGCTTGAAACTGCCGGTGCATTGCGACCGCTTTGCGCGGATGGTGCAGACGCGGCGAGGGGAGACGTCGCCGAACATTCCGGTGGTGACGAAGGCCGCCAATACCGACCGGCCCGCCCCGCCTCCCACCGAGCGCGGCGACGACCCATGGATACCGCGACGCAACTGGTTCGGGCGAAATTGATATGGCGCTCACGATTCAGCAGTTGCAAGCGAACCTGGACGCGGTCACCCAGGCCATCGGAGGCCCCACGCTCAAGGTCCGCTTCCCGGATGGGCGCGAGGTAACTTACCGCTCGACGGACGAGCTTCTGAAGGCGAAGGCGGCCATCGAAGAGGATATCCGGAAGACCAGCGGGCAGACCGGAAGCCGCGTCCGGCTCGCGCAGCACCAGCGCGGCGATGGCCCCACGGGCCCAACGCTGGACGACCGCTGGTAACGAAATGAATCTCCTCGACAAGGCCATCGGCATCGTGGCGCCGCGCGTTGCGTTGCAGCGTGTGCGCAGTCGTGTGGCGCTCGAATTGACCACGGGCTATCTGGAGCGCCACGCGCAGCGGTTCCGGTACGAAGGCGCCAGCGCCGGCCGCCGCGCCCACGGCTGGTACGCCGCCTCGACGGACGCCAACGTCGAGTTGATGGGGTCGCTCACATGGCTCCGCAACCGCAGCCGCGATCTCATCCGCAACAATCCGTATGCGGCGCGCGCGGTAGAGGAACTGGCCGGGAATGTAGTCGGGACTGGAATCGTGCCGAAGGCCAAGACCGGCAACACGACTATTGACAAGATCATCGATGCCGAGTGGCCGTTCTTCGCCGACGGCTGCGACACGCCGCAGCGCCTCGATTTCTATGGCATGCAGACGCTGACCGTCCGCACCATGGCGGAATCGGGAGAAGCCATTGTCCGTTTTCGGCCGCGACCTGCGGACGCCGGCCTGCGTGTTCCGCTTCAGCTTCAAATGCTCGAAGCCGATTTCCTCGATCAAGCGCGCACCATGGGGCTGGTCAACGGCCATGTGATGGAGGGCGTCCAGTTCGACGAGATGGGCCGCCGCGTCGCGTACTGGCTGTTCAGTTACCACCCCGGCGGCGTGCTGATCCTCAACCCGCGCGGCGGCATTGTGAGCCAGCCGGTTCCGGCCGACCAGATCATGCACGTTTACCGCGTGCTCCGGCCCGGCCAGGTTCGCGGCGTGCCGTGGCTCGCGCCCGTGATGATGGCGCTTCGGGATCTCGATGATTACTGCGACGCGGAGCGAGTCCGCAAGAAGGTTGAAGCCTGTGTTACGGCATTCGTCCAGCAACCGGAAGGCGTCGATGGCGATCCACTTGGCATTGCCGGAACCGATCCATCCAGTGGGCTCCCGGTCGAGAGTTTTCAGCCGGGCATGGTCGAGTATCTGAAGCCCGGCCAGGACATCAAGTTCAACAATCCGCCGGCGGCGGGCGGGTACCGCGAATATAAGATGACCGAGTTGCAAGGAATCATGGCCGGAATCGGCTTGCCCTATGAACTCGGCACGGGCGATATGTCCCAGGTGAATTACTCATCCTGGCGCGGCGGCATGCTCGGCTTCCGCAACACGGTGGAGGCCTTCCGTTGGCTCACATTGATCCCGTTGTTCGCGATGCCTGTGTGGCGGCGCTTCATCGACACACTGATTTTACAGGGCAAGATTCCGAAGTCCGCCGCCAACGATCCGCAGATCGGATTGCGGAGCGTGCAGTGGACCGCGCCGCGATTCGAATCGGTCGATCCGGTGAAGGACGCGGAGGGCGTATTGAAAGATGTCCGCATGGGCCGCAAGACATGGTTCGAGGCCGTGCTGGAGAACGGTTACGACCCTCCGACCCAGCTTGCGCAGATTGCATTGTTTAACAAGCTGGTGGACAAGTTCGAAATCATCCTGGATTCGGACCCTCGCAACACCACGCTGCGCGGCCAAGAGCAGCCGGCGGCAACGGAAGAGAGGACCCCGAGCAGCAAAGCGGCGCCCACCAAGTCCAAGGGTCAGGGTTTCACGGCGCTCTCGGAAGAGGATCTGGGCATGGTCAAGGATCTACTCGTCGCTGGCATGTCGCGAGCCGGCAGCGGTTTCGAATCAGCCCCACGGCTTTACCGCGGCTAAAGACTCAACCACAAGGAAGGACGTTTATGAAAGGGAACCCACAGGTAATCGCTGGGCTTCAGGAGGCCGCCAACATGGAAGGCTCCATGATGCTTCAGTATCTTCTCGATCAGCGGGACGTGAAGCGCCTGGGCCTGGATCTGGCCGACGGCCTGAAGCAGTTGAAAGAGCAGTGCGAGGATCACATGAAGTACCTGGTGAGCCGCGTGCTGTTCCTCGAGGGCGCGCCCACGATTGAGCTGAAGCCCGCCGCGACCCACGATAGCGTCACAGAAATTCTGAACGATGCCTTTGCCGCCGAGCAGGCTGCCATCGCGCGGTTCACGGATCTCTGCAAGCAGTGCTACGACGTCGGCGACATGTCGAACTTCCACTTCTACCAGCACCTGGTGAAGTGGCATCGCGAAGGTGACGACAAGTTCAAGGGCCATGTCGCGTGGCTGCAGAAGCAACTCTATCAGTTGAAGAAGCTGGGAGAAAACGACTACATCGCCGTCAGCGCGGTGAAGGACTAGGAGGCATGATGCCGCTTCTACGAACCGAAATATCCCCCGCGGGTACCGGCGCGCCGCCGCCCGCGCAGTGCGACGCCGAAGTCTTCACCGCCGACGCGCAAGTGCTGCCGAGCACGGCCAACGGCAAGGACGGCACCATCGATGTGGTCTGGTACAGCGGGGCCGCCGTCCCGAGGGTTGACCGCGCGACCGGCGAACCCTACATGCTCCAGCTCGACATGCAGGGCTGCCGCTTCGACCGTCTGAACAACGGCGCGCCGGTGTTCGATACTCATTTCACCGGGGACGATTTCAAGTCCCTGATGGCGGGCAAGGTCGGCACGCGGGCCCAGTTGGGCGTGGTGCGCCGCGCTTGGCCGAATGGCGATAAGGGCATGGCCACGCTGCAGTTCGATCTGGGCGATCCCGATGGCGCCGAGATGTTTCGCAAAGCCAGCGCCGGCATCCTGCAAAACCTCAGCTTCGGAACCTTTGTGTACAAGCGCGAGAAGGTGGATGCGCAGACAGAGGGGATGCCGGAGGGCAAACCGCCCTACCTGAACGACAAGGAAATCGGCATGTTCAAGGCCACCGACTGGGAGCCGTTTGAGATTTCGCCTTGCACGGTGCCCGCCGATTTCAACACGTGCTTTCTGAGCGCACAACCGAACGATTCAGTACGGGCAATCAGCCCACAAAAGGAGAAACCTGCAATGGAACAGACGACCACGCAGGACACGGGCGCGGATGCCCGTACTGTGAACGATCAGGCCCTGGCCGCCGCGCGGGAAGAAGCGGTTCAGGCCGAACGGGAGCGCGTCAGCGAAATCCAAACGCTGGGCGCGACCGCAATCAAATACGGGATCGACGAGACCGTCATCAGCGAGTTCATCGCCAAAGGCGTGCCCGTCGATCAGGCACGGAAGGAACTGTTCGCCCATCTCGCGACCAAGGGCCAGCAGGGCGTCCCGCCGCGCGCGGGCGCAGAGGGCCAGGTGTTCCCGATTCGCGGGGAGGGCGGCACTTCAGTGACCCGCGACGGCATGGAGCAGCGCCTTGCATGCATGCAGATGGCTCTGCTACTGCGCGCGGATGGGCGGTTCTTCCTGGCGCGGCGCAGGGACCACAACGGCAACGAAACCGGGGAGTACCTCGATGGCTACGGTCCCGAACAGCAGCGCCGCGCTGTCGAGATGGCCCGCGAGTATCGCAACTTCAAGCTCATCGACATGGCGAAGGAGGCCCTGGAACTGCGCGGCACCAATCCGCGCGGAATGGATGTGACGCGGATTGCCGAGATGGCACTCCAGGGATCCTCGCGAGGGCGGGAGTTCTTCGCTGGCGGCGCCGAGTCCACTGCGGACTTCCCGGCGATCCTCGCCAACGTCGCCAACAAGACCTTGCGCCAGGGCTATGAAGCCTATCCGCGCACCTTCCAGCCCTTCTGCCGGCAGGTGACGGCGCAGGACTTCAAGCCCATCAACCGTGTGATGCTCGCCGACGCGCCCGTCCTGCAGGCGCTGAATGAGAAGGGCGAGTACCACCGCGCCAACCTGACCGACAACAACATCAACTACGCGCTCGGCACCTACGGCGAGATCGTGGCGCTGACCCGCAAGGTCATCATCAACGACGACCTTCAGGCGTTCACCCGCGTTCCTGCGCTGCTCGGCGTCGCGGCCGCGCAACTCGAATCGAACACCGTCTGGGGCATCATCACGTCGAATCCGGCGGCGGTGTACGCCGGTGACAAGAACTCCACAGCGCTGTTCCACGCCAATCACGCCAATCTGCTGACCGGCGTGGCCAGCGCCATCGATTCCACTGTTGCCAACTCCGCTCCGCTGACCGCACTGGGCAAGGGGCGCGGCGCCATGCGGTTGCAGAAGGGACCGCAGGGCACTCCGCTGAACCTCATTCCGCGGTTTATTGCCGTGCCGACGGCGCTGGAGACTTACATGCTCCAGCTCGTGTACCCGATCAACATCGCTTCGGCGGATGCGACGAAGGTCGTGCCGGAGTGGGTGCGCAGCCTGATCCCGGTGGTCGAGCCGCGTCTCGATGCTGCCACGAATGGAACCACCGGCTGGTATCTGATCGCGGACCCGGCACAGATCGACACCGTGGAGTACTGCTACCTGGAAGGGCAGCAGGGCGTGTACATCGAAACCAAGCAGGGCTTCGAAGTGGATGGCGTCGAGATCAAGGCGCGCATGGATTTCGGCGCGGCAGCTCTCGACTATCGCGGGCTTCAGAAGAACGCCGGCCAGTAGGGCGCGGCGGGCACAACGAACAGGAGAAAAACCGATGCAGAATTACGTTCAAAAAGGTCAAACCCTCACGGTTGTCGCGCCCTACGCGCTGCTCAGCGGCGGCGGTTGCCAGGTCGGCAATATCTTCGGCGTGACCGTCAACAGCCAGAACATAGGCGACTCCAGCGAGTTGGTGGTGGAGGGCGTGTTCGATCTGGCCAAAGACGCGAGCACGTTCAACCCCGGAGACAAAGTCTTCTGGAACAACACGGCCCTGCAGGCCACGTCCAGTCCGTTGACGGCGGCCGGCGTCTCGAACAAGGAGATCGGCTATGCGGTGCTGAGCCAGGCGAGCGGCGTGAATGCGCCGGGCGGCCTGGCTGGCGATGCGACCGTTCGCGTGCGGCTCAATCCGCTCGGCTTCGGGCCGGTGCAGGCGGCGGACACCGACCCGTCGCTCATCCAGAAGACGGTCGTCACGCTCACTGCGGCGCAAATCATGGCCATGTTCGGAGCGGCGGTCAGCATCTTGCCGGCGCCCGCAGCCGGACAGGTACTCGTGGTGGATCAGTTCATCGTACAGATGAAACCCGGTGCCACGCAGTTCACCGGCGGCGGCGCGGTGTCGTTTCAGTATCACGGGACCGGCGTGGTGCCGCACTCGTCCACCATCCCTGCCGCGACCATCACAAGCGCGGCCGCGAGCGAGAACGTGGTGCCGCCGCCCACGGGCGTTATCCAGCCGCCATCGGCAACCGGCATCGACATCGTCAACGCCACGGGCGCATTCGCCACCGGCAACGGCACCATGGTCGTGACGGTGTTCTACTCCATCATCACGCTCAACTAAGCGCGGCCGCCGCGCCGCCGCATCATTATATATGTCCGACTGGCCCACCATCGACGCGGCGGCGAACGCCGTCATGCAGCAGGCGTTCGGCGAGGCGGTGGTGTATCAATCCGTGCAGGCTGGCGCGGCGGTTGGCGATCCGGTGACTATCACCGCCATCCGCCACGCGCGCGTGCGCGAGGAGTCCGGCGCACTGGCGAACGTCGAAGAAATCTCCGTCAATCCCTCCGACCTTGCGAGCTTCCCTCAGCGCGGTGATTGGGTGACGGCATGGGGATCGCAGTTCGTGGTGACCACTGTGCGCCAGCCGGATCCGTACGGGCTGGTCGAGCTTTCGCTGATGGTGCGGGCCGGGCAGAACCCAAATGACTAACCCGAAAACGATTCTGGCTGAGTGGGTGACGGCACTCCAGGCTCTGCCCAACCTGGTGGATGCTCTGGGCGGGGATGGCAGTTACATCCAGTTCTACACCGAGAACGCCACGGTCTTCGGCCAGCCGACGCAGAACAATATTCGGCTGGCGATCCTTTCGATGCCGCCCGGTTCGATCATGATCGCGTGGCAGGGCACCGGGCCAGGCAGACTCGGTAATGCGCTCGTATTTGTCCATGATTTCTCGTTGTACCTGCGCGCGCCGGAAGAGGCCGATGTCGGCTACGAGGATCTCTTCAACTGGATAGTGAACGACGTGCCAGCCGGCAGCAGTCTCCGGATGCTGCACACTGCCGTCGATCCGAACTGCGAGCCGATGGATTTCTACCTGCCGTCGGCGCGCCGCAACACGGTCGTGATCAGCCCGGACGGAGCCACTTTCGAGTACTTCGAGGTGCCGGTGCGGCTGATCGAATCCTACAACCCGTAGTTGTCCGAGAGGAAGAAGCAATGGCGGAAATGGTATTTCTTCGATCGCCTCAAGGCGATGAGATCAAGGAAGTCGAGGCGACCGCGGAAGCACTTTCACCTTTGATGAGCAGCGGATGGCATCAGGTTCCCGCGCCGGCGGCGGCGCAGAAGCCGGTAGTTGTGGCTGAGGAGGAAAAGTAGCATGGCGAACATCAGTGAATTGCTGAACGGTTGGGGATTCGGCAAACAGACCGCCATCGGAACGGCGAATCTGGTCGCCACCATCTGGCGTCACACGAATCTCAATACCAAACCGTGGGCAAAGGTCCCCGTGAACGAGGATGACCGGGCGGAAATCGGTAAGGGCCACGAGTTCCCGACGCAGCTCTTCAAGTCGCATTACAACATGCCGGCCTACGAGCTCTCGAAGTATGCCTCGTCGGAGTTCCTCGCGTGGGCGATGTCCTTCTCCATGGGCAACGTCGTCATGAGCGGCAGCGGTCCGTACACGTACACCATCGTTCCGGCGCTGGGAGCCACTAACCCGACCGGCCTCGAGTTGCCCTACTTCTCGTTCGTGCAGCAGATCCGGCCCGGTGGCTCGGCGGTGCTGGACGAAATGCTGGTGGGCTGCGCGGTCAAGGGCTGGAAGCTCTCCATCAAGAACTCGCCTGGCCGCGCCAGTGCGATGTGCTCGGCGGAGTGCGTCACCACCGGCCAGTACACGTCGCCCAGCGGCATCACGCTGCCAGCCATCTCCACGCCGCATGAATTCAATGCCGGCATGATCAGCGCTCTGACCTTCAACGGCATCAACTACCTTTCCGGCGGCAGTGCCAAGCAATTCGTGTCGATGGAAGCCTCCTGGGAGAACAACTTCCGGCCCGGCTTCTTCCCCGGCTCGGGAGCGCAGGATGGCTATCAGATCCAGGGGCGCTTTGAGTGGGGTGATCGGGCCTTCGCGGTGCAGTTTGTGGTGCGCGTGCAAGCGGGATCGACCGAGTACGCGAACTTGATCAACCTGACCACCGGTACGGCCACGTTCACCATGACCCGCGACGCCAACAACTCCTTCACGATGCTTATCCAGAAGATGGGCTTCAACGTCGCCGAACTCGGGAATACGGATGGAATCGTGACGCTCCAGATCACCGGCGTGCAACTCTACGACCCCACCAACGGCATGGTGACTATGACGATCACCACGCCGCTACAGGGCATCTGCCAGTAGGAGATTCACATGGAAATCGAAAAGAAAGCGGGCTTCGATGCGTCGAAGCCGTTTGTGGTGCCGATCCTGTCGGGCGGCGAGAAGAGTTGCGAGGTGCGGTTCCCTTCGGACGAGGAGTGGTGCGCCTGGGCGCGCGCGCAGCGCACCGTGCGGCACTTCCTCGGGCGCGGGAAATCGCAGAGCGAGGACGTGGACCTGCCGAAGATCAACGCTGAGTTGTTCGCCAAGATCCGCACCGACAAGGACGGTCCCGAGTTCGATGACGCCGAGGCCGGCATGGTGATCGGCCGCATTGAGCGGTGCGCCGTGGCCAACGTCGAGCGCGAAGGTATCAATTACAGGATCGAGATGAAGATCCCTGGCACGCGAGTAGTTCATGTGCTACGGATGCCCACCGCGAAGGAGATGCAGGACCACGAGCGGGCCTCGACCAGCGTCGTGGCCGCCCGGAGGTCGGTTGAGACGCGGGCGTTCCTGGAGCCGAGCGGTGCGCTCTACGACAAGCTGCACATCTCGCACGAAGGGTACGCCGGCACCGTGCCCATCGTTCACAAGTCGGCCGCCGTGTCCGAGGTCATCGCGCAACTGGCAATCGAGGCAGACGAAGACCCGGAATAGCCACGCCTGGCGACTGGCCGGAAGAGCCGGGCGTGCGATTCCTGATCCGGTCGGTGCTGCACCAGGGCGGGTTGTGCGGGCCTGACGAAGAATGCCCCGACCGCGTCTTCCGTTGCCGGCGATGCGGCTACTCGGCGCAGACCGAGTTGGATGGCTGCCCCGCGTGTGGCGCGGATTGGAAAGCCATCGACGTCAGCCACGGGCCCGGCTGTCCCAAGAATCTGCTCGAAGAGGCGATGGATACGCCGAACGGCGCTCTCGTCCGGCGGTGCTTCCGCATTCTGAACGCCAAAAACATCGGGCTGACGATCACGCTGGCGGATATCACGGAAGAGGAGTTCCGGGTGCTGGAACTGATCGAGGTGGAGCGGCAGGAGCAGTTGAAGAGTGTGGATGGCGGCACACAGGGCTCCCGATAGCGGTCAACTACCGATTTGGCGACGACACGGCCAAGTGATTTCGCTGACGGTAAAGGGTCCAAGCTTCGTTCGAAAATGATGCCGGGGCTTGGGGGCAGGATTTCGGGACGATGCCGGCAGCGTGCCCAAGGCGCTGCGACCACCGCCATTTGGCACCGATTTTGGGATCGACTTTTGGGACGCTCAAAGGCTTGATTTTAGGGCATCGCGCGTTCGTCCCGAAACTTACTCTTTCCGAAACGTTTGAGGCCAGTTTCCGATAACGACATATCGCCCGCTGAGAGAGCAGGGCCTGGATCGATTAAACTGAAAACGGTGTTATTATCTTTTTATGCGTATTCCGCGTATACACTTGTTGCTGTTTGTCGCCGCAATGACCTTACTCGCGCAGACCAAATCCGGCCAGACCGCAAACAAGCCGACCGTAAAAAGGCCAGCCGTGACGCGAATTGCGAAGCACCTTCTTGGGGAGACTCTTGATGAGTGGCTTGCAATTGAGAATATTGATGTGTCTCGTTCCGAAAATACGATCTTGAGGAGCGAATTGACCACGATACAGGAGAATGGTCTAGGCAACGTCACGCTAATGAGGGGCGACGGAAGCTTTGTGTCCGGCTTTCGTGACAAAAAATTGCAGTCGGTCGGTCTCGGCTTTGACATCACCGCAGCGGCCCAGCAGTTGGCTTTTTTGAAGCAGACATATGGAGTGCCAGACCGTCTTCGTGACGTTCCGTATCACAACGCGTTCGGCGCGAGATGGAGCGATACCGAAACAGTCTGGGACATGCCAGACGGGACGATCATCGAATTCCATGTGTTTCGAGACCCAGCACAGCCCTGGGTTAACGTGGAGTTTAGCCGAAAAGAGCTGAAACCTGCAGCCTCGAATCCATACAAGTAGCCGCAGTTTAAATTCTCTTACCCGAGCCCGAGGATTTGGCCCAGCGTGACCGCCCTCTCCCCCGGCGTCTCGTCGTTTGAATTGATCCATGTTTGCAATTTGCCGAAGCTCAATTCGTGTACCGCGCGGTTGGCGCTTGCACTGGGACTTTGAGTTTGTCGCCTGCACCTGTGGCGCAATAGACCATTTTTGAAACGTGTTGATGGCTCTTGGAGGATTAAAATAGCAGCGTGAGTAGCGAGTGGAATCCGGACTCAGTTAACGAAAGCTTCATTTATCGCGGCCGGGAGGCCCACCTCCGGTTGAAAGAGTGCCTAGCGAAAGCCAAGAACAGCAGCGTTTATGAGTTTTTCGCGGATGAGGCTGCCGCGAAGGCTTCTGTTTATGACTACCTCGACGGCAAATCGTTCCTGCATTCCCGTGAGGCGTTGCTTTCTGCTCTTCGCAAATTAGCGACAATACCGCCGCCAAGGGGAGAGGCTTTCGACCATGAGCGCTACGTACAAGAGCGACTCTCAATCATCGATGGCCTGCTCAAAGAATTCGATCAGTAGACCGTCCTCCGGTAGAGCCGGAAGCTTTTCGATTGCTGGCCCCTCAAAAGGGCCTGATCGCAATCGCCCAAAAACAAGGGCCCGCGCCTGAGGCTGAACTCAGCCCTGAAACGTTTTGCGCCTGAAGATCGCCCCCCTCCGCGGGTTGTGCAAACGACCTTTTTGAGAACATCGGCTTTAACCCTTGGCCGTATCACGCCCATCTCTGATACTGAAACGCCGCCGAGTTCTACAGTAGTCCAGTCTAGCCATGCCCAGGTTTCAAACAGTCATCAAACACGCCCGCTTCGTCTCTTCGCCGTACACCGCCACCGAGATGCAGGGCTTTGCGCAGGTCCTGGCGGATTCGATTCGGGCGCGGATTCAGAGCGGGCGGAACATCTACGACCAGGCGGCGGCGCCGCTGAAGCCGGGGCTGTCTGGCCGGCGCGGTTACCCCGACTACAAGGCGGCGCGCGGCCTCCGGCCGATCCGCGATTGGACCTGGAGCGGACATACCCTGCGCTGCCTCAAGGTCCTCACCGCGAATGAGAACCGCGCCGTGATCGGGTTTCTCGACGAGTCCCTTCCTGGCCGGCGGCTGACGGCTTCGCAGATCGCCTTCTTCAATAACCGGCGCGAGGCGCAGTGGGGTGTATCGCCGCGCGACCGCCAAGCCGTGCTTGCGGCATTTCAGGCGCGTCCCTTCGTGATGCTCAAGGCAGCGTAAATGGCAGACCAAGCAGAGCGCGTAATCCTCGAAGCCGAGGACCAGGTCACCCCGATAACGGACAAGGCCAACGCCGCCCTCGACGGCTTCGAGAAGAAAGCGGAATCGTCGCACGGCAAGGTCATCCGGATTTC